TTTACGAATCGACTTCATCAAATCGCTATGGGGCTTTTCCACCATATGGGCAACTTCGCGGCTGTCAATAACTTCAATGCCATTGTGCGTAATAACCTGTAAATTATTTTTCATAAAATCATCCTCCTTGATTTTGCCCCAAGGGAATGATAGAATGAATTTATCATCCTTCGGGGTGATGCCTTGGCGCGTGGTGAGTACGTTTTGCAGACTGGCTCACCATGCGCTTTTTACTTCAAATCGGATTCCAACCGCCGAATCCCGCGTCTTGCTGCTTCCATCTGCGTCACATTTTCCTGCTCGCAATAACGGTCAAGTATTTCTTTCGTTTTTGCGTCCATTTTAACGGCAATACGGAAAGGCTTCGGATTATCGGTCGGTCGCCCTCTTTTTTTCTCGACCACTTTCATCCCTCCTTTTTGGGTCACCCTTATTATAATTTAAGGTCACCCAAATGTCAAGCACAAAATAAAAAACACCGATGAATTTTCATCGGTGAATACCTCCATCGTTTTCTGCACAGCATTCTGCATCTGCTCCTGCCCGTCCTCCAGCGCCTTGATGCGCCGTTCCTGCTCCACCATAAGCTGTGCCTGTGCAAGAAGCTGCTCGGCGGGAGACAATTTTGGGCATTTGATTTGTGCCTCCATACGGTTGAATGCGTCGATGTACTTGAGTTTCCATTCAAGAGCAGATTTGCCGGTGAAGCCCATGACGAGCAGTGAGAAACCGTCACGATTCATAAGGTAAGCGCGCTGCGGTCTGCCGTAGCTGTCCGGGATCTCAATCGAGAAAAACATCTGTCCAAAATTGGACACATCTTCTTTCAGCGCGTCAATATCACGCAAAACGTGATTGTGATTTTTTTCAAAGTGCTCCGCAATATCGCGGCTACTTGCGACAGGCTGACCATGATTGTCAATAGTGATTAAATCCTTCATTGTGTTTCCTTTCCGGGCAATGCCCACAAAATCAGTTTGACAGAAGAAACACAACAAGGTATAATTGATTTACCATGAGGGTTTCCTCTGGGCAGCTCCTTCTTTGCGCTCGGTCGCCAAACTAACCGCAAAGAAGGGGCTTTTCTTTACTTATCACCGATTTCTTCATCAATTTTCTTATTAAGCCATTCTGCCTTGGTCATTTCTGAACGGCGTAACGTTTCTTCCAGCCGCTCCATTTTTGCTCGTTCTACCTCGACAGTAAATGACTTGAATTTTGATCGACGTTCTTTGAAGTAATCGGCTCTGCTCGACTGAGCCAAGCGGTTCACCTCCTTGTTACGGGTAACATTATACATTGTTGCCCGCAACAAGTCAAGCATAAATGCGAAAAATTCAGTTGAAGCGAAAAATGAAACGGTATTTTGAATTTTTCCTTGCATATTTGCTTTGAATGTGGTATAATTCACAAAGAATAGAGTAAAACACGCGCCGTTTCGGTGCTTTTCCTGCGGGAGAGGTATCGAAACGGCGCTTTTTTGTTATGCGCGGGAGGTTGCATGGGCGAGAAAATCAACGATCTGGAGCAGCAGGAATATTATGCGCAGGTCGCGAAAAAGACGTCGGAAAGCCTTGCCTATTTCTACTGCTGCATCAAATATGACGTGCCGTTTGCACGCGACTGCGTGCCGCGGGACGGATCGAGTGAGCTGTGGCTGGCATACATCGACAATCTGCATTTGAAAAAGCGGGATGTTGGAAAGGACGGTCAGCCGCTTGGGTTCTTAGGCGGGCTGACTGACATCACGAAGATTTTTGGCGAGGGCTTGAAGGACGGCGAGTTCACCAAGGCTGTCTACGCCGAAAAGAGTATGCAGACCGCAAAAGCCGGAACTGTCCGGCAGCGGAAGGATTGGGGCGTCGGGAACGAGGCGCGCCCGTATACGAACGAGGACTACGACGAATTTGACCGCATCTACACTGTTTTGGTGTCAGATTTTGGCGGAGAGGATTCGTTGAGCGCAAAGCAGCAATTGATCCTTCGGAATGTTGCCCGATGGATGAAGCAGATGAACGATCTGACAGCCGCCGGGCAGTTTGATAAGGCAAAGAAAGTATCCGGGCTGATCCAGGAAAATCTGGCGAGTGATAATCTGCGCAAGCGTGATGCAAAGCCGGTCGAGGAAGTCCGTTTGGATGGGATCACGGAACGGTTGGAAAAAGCGGGCTTGATGAAAAACGGGAAGCCGGTAGACCCGGACACCGCTTTTGAACTGCTTTTCCACCGGCGACCGAAATATTCCTACACGAAGGACGCAGCGGAGCAGATGCTGCTCGCAATCATCAACACGTCGCGAATCAACGATTCTCTGCCGGAGTTTTCTACGTTGCCGGATAGTGCGAGAATTAAAGATGAACTTCACGAGTTCGCAGAAGAACCAAATGAGATGGAGAAAACGGCATATGAAGGGTTTGGCTATGTGAAGATGCCGCCGGTGAAGGAGTGATTCGCGGACGTGGCACGAAGAGCAGGCAAGGCGTGGGCGCCGGGGGTCGGCTGGGTCAGCAAACGTGAAGTTGAACAGCGCGATTACAGTAACTTTGAAAACGACTTCTGGTGTCTTTTGATTTGGGTAGGGAGATTCTTTCCAGATATTCTTGCGGATGTGCTTCGTGCGGACGATGCGGATTATAAGACGCTGGAGATCGTACAGCGTGTGATGATGCGCGGGAATGCGCGGTATCAGGACGTGGCGATCACGGGAACGCGGGGATTGAGCAAGACGTATTCAGAGATGCTCGGCGAGGAAATCAACGGCGTTGTGTGGCCGGGGACGCGGGTGCTCTATACTGGCCCGGCGCTCAAGCAATTATCGGATATTGGCAGTAAAACGCACGCAGACCTCGCAAAAAGCTACCCGTGCATTACAAAGCACTGGAGGATCGCGGCGGAAAGCAAGGACGATTTCAAGATCACGACGGATTACGGTTCGTCCTTCTATATTGGCGCAAAGCGCGGTGACAACCTGCACGCAGTCATCGCAGAGGAATTTGCGCAGGAGGAAAACCCTCCGTTTGATTTTAACGAATATACAACAGTGGCGCTTCCGGCGGTGCGACTGTCGCACAACGTGAACGGTGAAAAGGACGAAAACTTCGTTGCCTACAAGAATCACTCCATCACAAGCGCCGGCAGAAAGCAGAATCACGCGTATCTGGTACGCTGCGAAGTCCGCAAGTCGATGATTCGCGGGGAGAGCAGTTTTCAGATGGACGTGCCGTATCAGGTGGTCATTTTGCAGCAGATGCGCCCGTATTCGTGGGCACAGAAGCTGAAAACGAAGCTGACGCCGGAGCGGTGGATGCGGGAAATGGAGAGCCGATACACTGGCGCGGACGAGCATCCGATCATCACGGACGAGTCGCTGGCGGAGAGCTGCTGCCTGCTTTCGATGGAGCGGCAGCACTGCTGCAAATATACGGGGTGCAAAACCGACCCGAAGGACGTGATCTACATCGTCTGCTACGACGTATCCTATGAGGATGCGAAGAAGAACGCAAAGTGCGCCGTGGGCGTATGGAAGCTCACAAAGCAGACAGATTTCTTAAAGCGCGACCGATACTTAAAGCAGCTTGTATGGCTGGATGACTGGCCGCCACCTGACAATGCGATGAAGCAGGCACGGAAACTGAAGGACGTATGGTATCGGTTCTGCTTTAACGGCGGGAACACGACCTACATCGCCATTGACGGATGGCAATACGGCAAGGCGGTCATTGAGGACCTGATGAAAGACCTAGGCGACGGTCTGCCGCCGCTGTGCATTCTAGACCATACGGAGTACACGGCTTTGGAGCTAGACGGGGCGCTACCAATCATTTACCCCATCAAGGCAGGCGGCAGCGGCGTGACCGACCCGGACGTGGAAATGATCCGCTATGCACAGACGCAGTTTGACAACCACAACGTGCAGTTACTCACGATGAACACCCGCGAGGGCGTGGAGGCGTACAAGCGGCTGCACAAGATCAAGGATGACGATTTGGACTATCAGATCGCGCGGCCGTACCAGAAAACGCGAGAGCTTTCCGGGCAGATACAAAACCTGAAAGCCGTGCCGTCGGGCGCGGGATTCAGCGAGAAGCGCATTTCACGCGCCATCCAGCGAGATAGCTGGTCGGCGATCAAATACGGATTGCGGCTGGCGCAGAAGCTGGAAAAGGAGCTTGTGATGAGTGCCATCCGCAAAAAAAGCGACTGGGACGCGATGCTGGAGCGCTACCGGGGAAAGCCGCAGACCGGCGGCGCGGTACGGAGCGCCGGAAACAGCAGAATGACAGTCGGACGGCATGGAGGACGGCGCTTTTGAGCGAGGAAAAAATCTACCGGCTTTATGTGCTGGCGGTGACGCAGGAAACCATCGAACACGCGGTAGGCGAGCGGTTCAGCCGCGTTACGCCGGCGTATGTGCTGATCTACACGGCAAGCGCAGCGCCGGACGGGAGCGTGGAAGTGAACGGCGAGGACGTAAAACGGCTGAGTAAAGACGACGAAGCGTGGCTGATGAGCTGCGCGGGGCGGCTTTTAATGGACCGGCTGGCGAAAGAGGACAGCCGCGCCGTTCAAAAATTCAGCGATATGGTAGACAGCCTTGAGAGGGCGCTTGCGGAAGAGCGGCGGAAGCTGGGCATGGAAGAAGGGAAAGCATCAGATGGCAATACCGACCGAGGAACTGCGGAAAGTACAGTATGAGTCTTTCCCGAATATTTTCAGCAAATTTCGCAAACTCGCGGCAGAGAACGCGGGAATGCCGCTGGCAAGCGTTGTTTCGGCGTTTGCGGGCATCAACTCCGGGCGATACGGCATGGCGGACCCCTATATTCAAAACCGACGCGTAAAGCAAATTTCGTCTTTGCCGGAGAATTACAGCAAAGACAAGGTCGCGGAGATGCTGACGAAGCCGTATGGCAACGAGCAGCCGCTGCGGCAGGTAGCGCAGGCACTGGAATATACGGCGTATCCACTGTTTCACATCCGAAAGACATACCAAAATCTGCTGACGTATCACAGCTATGTCGTGCCGAAGCTCGTATCCGAGGAGGATATGAAAAAAGCGGACTTTATGCGGCAGTGGCGGATGGCGGAAAAGGTACGCACGGCGTTCCGCCCGCAGGAGACGGCACACAGGATCGCCGGTCAGGTGGGTGCAGAAGGTAAGGTATTCTACTATCCGCGATTCAGCGTGGACAGAAGCCACAACAAGGTCAACTACGCATTCTGGCAGCAGCTCCCCAGCGACTGGACGAAGATCACGGGGTACAACAACATTTCGGGGTACTGCGTGGCATTCAACATGATGTATTTTTTGCAGCCGGGGTGCGTGCCGGAGCAGTTCGGTGAGCTGTTTCTGCCGTATATCTACGATTTTTCCCAAGTTGTGGAGAAACCGAAGGGTACAGGCTCGACGCTCGTTTACGCGCAGAAGCAGCGCGTGAATATGGACAGGCTGCGAATGATTCGCGAGCGGGGCGAGATGGCGGGAACGCCGGACGTTTACTATCAGAACGGACGGTGGTTCTACTGGGTGTATCTGCCGGCGGACAAGATCTTCACGTTTGAGGCGGATGATGTGAAGCCAACGGCGATCTCGCCGTTTACGGGACTTTTTATCAACATGATCCAGCTCGCGCAGATGGAGCAGATCCAGTTGGAGCTGATCCAGAATCCGCTGGTGAGCTTACTCCACGGCGAAATTCCATATAGAAAAGAAAGCTCCGCGACGACCGACGACCAGTATATGCTCTCGAACGCTGGTAGGATGCTGTTTGAATCGCTGTGGTATCAGATGTTGGCGGAGAACAACACGTCCGGCATCGGGCTTTACCTCTGCCCGGCGGACAATCTGAAGCTGGAGAATCTGGCGGAAGCGCCGAGCGCGATGGACATCGTGAAGCAGGGATACAGCGACACGATCAATCAGGCGGGCTTGGGCGGAATTATGCCGGTGGATTCGGACGCGAAAGCGGCGACGACGCAGGTATCGCTGCAAATCGAGAGCCGGTTCATGCAGACGGTCTACAGCGGGTATGAGCGGGCGATGAACGCGATCCTTTCATCCCTGAATTTGGGATATGAGTTCGAGTTTCATATGTTCGGCTCGATCGCAGAGGACGAAAAGACGATGGAGCGGTGCATGAAGGGGATGGAGCACGGCATTCTGCCGGATGCCATTCTTTACAACGCCCTGCTGGATCGGTCGATTCTGGACGACATTTGCCTATCGGCGGCGGTTTACAACAGCGGAGTTTTGGACAAGAGGATTCCTCTTGTGACGTCGTACAACATGAAGCAGGAATCTTCTGGACTGCCGCCGCAGTCACCGGGACGGCCAAAGGGCGACGGGAACGTGACAAGTGAGGGAACGGAAGCGATGATCGACACATACGGGGACACGAACCCGGTTTAGACAGGTGGTGAGCGGATGATTCAATTCGTGACAGCCGATGACCTGAAATTCATCAATAAGGCGCTGAATGAGGAAAAGGACGTCCGCATCCAGCGCACGCGCGAGGGATACCGCATTGTGGAGGACACGGTGCGGGTGCTGCTGAAAAAGAGCGCGGAGAACAGGTAAATAACACGCCTTGCGGCGAAAGGGCGCTGCAAATGGACCAAAGAGGGTCAGGTACACGAAAAATCGTGCGCCTGACCCTCTGTTTTTTTGAGAATATTTGCGGGATAGCCCGACGGGGTGAAAAGGATAAGCCTTAATCCCTTCCCGCAAATTTCAAATAAGGCATATTACGAAAGGCGGTAATAATTTGGGAAACTTTCAGGACTTAACAGGCTGCATTTTCGGGAGCTGGGCTGTCATACGACGGGAAAAAGGAAAAAGATGGATTTGTAAATGCGAATGCGGCGTCGTGAAAAGCGTGTGGAGAGATCATCTTATTGACGGAACATCAACAAACTGTGGGTGTAAGCATTTTTGCGTTCATGCAGGAGAGAAATTTAATCGGTTGACAGCCGTTGAGTATGCAGGAAATGGGAAATGGAAGTGCAGGTGCGATTGTGGCAAAACGACAATTGTCCGATCCGCTAGGCTTAAAAGCGGTGAAACAAAGAGCTGCGGCTGTATTACAAAAGAGGGAATATACGGCGAATTGTTTAACAGAAAGCTCTATTCCATGTGGAAAGACATGATTTATCGGTGCGAAAGTCCTAATAGTCGAAATTTTAAGAACTACGGAGCGAGAGGAGTTTCCGTCTGCCAAGAATGGCATGACTACTTATTGTTCCGAGAGTGGGCATTGGGGAATGGATTTGATGACAAAAAAGGAAGAGATTGCAGTATCGAACGAAAAAACGTAGATGGCAATTACTGCCCAGAGAATTGCAAGTTTGCCACTACTTCCGAACAAGCAAATAACAAACGCAACAGTAGACGCGTTTCTGCTTTCGGAAAGACAATGACGTTGACACAATGGGCGCAGGAAACTGGAATATCCAGAGATTGTCTACGGTATCGAATCACCGCCGGCTGGAATCCAGAAAAGGCGTTTTCGACGCCGCCAATTTCTAAAATGTGCCATAAAAGGAGAAATGAAAAATGAGAGCTAGATGGTATTACTCATGGAGAAACGAGCGGTTCTCAAAGTTATACGAACCCGTTCGCAGAGTGATGGGGGCGTATGGAAATGCGGAGAAGTGGTTTGCGGATGTAAAGGATCGTGTGCTTACAGAGCTGGGAATGCCATTTTTGAGTGACCACATTCACGCACTGGAGCACCTTCAACCTGAAAGAATAGACGAGTTTTCAAAAGTCGTCCATGTTTACGGTTTACGTCTCCCATATCCAGAAACAAAGGAGCTTGCTGAAAACCTTAATGACGATTTGGACAGGGTCTTTGAGGTTTGTGTCAGAATCATCGACGAAATTGATGAGGCAATCAACGAATTTATTCGGGAAAGCGCAGATGGAGAGTTTAATGCTCTTTCACTTAAAGCGGAAGAACTGCAACTCATCAACACTTACGACAGGCGAGCACTGATTGAGGCTTGGAAAATGTGGGACAACGGGGAAATGAGCCGTGCGTCATTTGATAGCTGGTGCAAGAAGCACTTTGAAAGAAGCGGTGATGTGTAATGGGCACGAAACTTAAAACTGTCGATTCGAAGCTGACTGGGGTAGGGGAACTCAAAGTTCTGCGGCAGCTCAACTCGTATGAGTTCGGCGTGGAGCTGTGGGTGATGCGGGATGGGGAGAACCGAAACAAATGGAACTACCAGAACGTGCGGGACTTTTACCTGACGTTTGTGGGACAGCCGATCCTCATTGCCTACATTGGTCCGAAGGTCGGCGACGGGCACAACTCATCAGAAAAGACAGACCTGAAAACGGGAGAACCGTACCAGTCTTACATGGGCGCGACGGCGGAGCGCATTGTTGGCACGCTGTCGGATGACAAGAATGATTTTTCCCTCCGCGAGAGGGATGGTCATACATGGATCGTGGCGAAGGGTCGGCTGTTTGCGTTTTACGCAAAGGAGCTGGTGGACACCATCGTGCGGACAGGGCGCATGGAGGTATCCGCCGAGACGCTGGTATACGAGGAGCATCAGGACGGAGAGGTTACTGTTTTTACGTCCTGGCGGGGACTTGGCGTCACCATCCTGGGAGAGGGCGTTGCTCCGGCGATTCCGGGAGCCAACATCGCCCGGCTGAACGCGATGCAGCAGGAATTTAAGGAAGTGAAGCTGCGCGCGGCATCACTGCTGAGAAGCCCGGAGAAAAACGCCCCGGATAACGGGAAAAAACTCAAAGAAGGAGTGAAAGAATTGAACGTTTATAGCAAAAGACAGCTTGCGGCGCTTGCCGCGCGGTTCGAGGGCTATACGGTTCTGGCGGCAGGCGAGAAGGACGGCAAAATCTTTGTGGCGCTTCAGGCGAAGAATGGCGCTTTTTGCTCGTATGTGATGGAGAACGCCGCGGAAACGATCGTCCCCGAACGATTCCAGAGCATGGTGGTGAACGCTGTGATGCAGGTGGGAGATGAAGAACTCTGCATGGATGTGCAGGACCTGACCGAAGCGGCGCAGGAGCAGATCTGCATGACAGACAAAGAGCTGAAGGATGCGCGGGAGAAGCTGGACACCGCCGAGAAGCGCATTCAGGCACTGGAGACCGCAGAGACCGCACGGAGACTGAACGCCGCCAAGGACGCTGCGAAGCGGACGCTGGCAGAGTTCAACGCAAACCGCGCCCAGAAGGTCGAAGAGAGCGCAATTGCCGGCATCATGAGTGACATCGAGTCTGGCGCATTTGCGTCGTGCCAGACGAAGGACGGCGCGTGGAGCGGCGAGGCAGAAGTCCGCAAGTCGGTATTTGCCGTGTGCGGCGAGGCAGTTGCCAAGCTGGACGCGCAGGAAGCCGCGAAGCGCAAGACCACGTTCGCGTGGGAGAAATTCGTCGGCAATCAGAACGGCACGGACGACGGTTCGCTGGGGGCACTGCTCTCCAAGTGGGGCGTTGCCGGGTCTGAGGCGTAAGAGGAAAGGAGAAGAACGATGTTTATTGAAAAAACCGCGTTTGAAGCGCGGGTCACGAACAACAGAAAGAACGATCTGTGCAACATCACGGGTCATTATCAGGTATCCGGCGCAGATGCCGACTGCTCGGCGGGTCTGCTTTGCGTGCGCAAGGAGCAGCTTCCCTGCGCGGGATTTACGGGCGTGCTGAATGAGAACGCCTGGTACATGGAGTCGGCGACCTCGGCGGCGAATGCCGGCGACGTGATCTACGCCTGCAACACCTATGACACGCAGCTTCTTGCGGGGCGGCACGGCAACGCCTACTACGTCGGAACGGAGACGCTGGGTCTTGGCATCCCGGCAGGACGCGAGGGCACGTTTACGAAGATCGACTTCAGCGGCGACCGCGTCTATCGCTTTGGCGTAGGCAACGCGAATGCGGAGCTTGGGAGCAACAAGTTCCTGACGATCGACGGCGGTCTGCTGAAGCCGGCGGCTGCCGCACCGACCGCGAACGGCGCGCTGTATTTCGAGGTGAAGGGCACGGGCAACTTCACCGAGGGCACGACCGCGAGCTTCGGCTACATCGACGTAGAGCCGCACGTTGTGGTTGCCGCTGTTGCGGCAGGCGGCTAATTGAGAGAAGGAGAGTGAACGAAGATGGCAAAACTGAGTCTTAACAGCATTTCCCCGTCTGTTTTCCGCGTGAACGCCGCCGACGCAAGCGGCATCAGCGCACAGCGAGCGGAGATCGTTTCCAAGGGTCGTGTACTGGCGTATGAGCACGCGCGAAAGGGTAAGGCTGCCATGTGCGCCGCGCGCGGCACGACCTGCGACATTCCGGCGATGCTGAGTGCCATGGGATACAAGCAGCTCAACGAGCAGTTCCAGCAGGAGCATCTGCTGTTTGCGGCGCGCTGTGCCTGTGCACAGTCCGGGCAGAACGCCCCGTCCGATTTTGACGCATTCAAGCGTCAGGGCATGAATTTCTACTCCAATAGCGCGTTTTGGGTGACGCTGCAGGGCATCTATCAGGAGATCATTACGCCGATCATTCCGGCGGTTTATTCCGAGGCAGTTGACCTGTTTGCGGACGTTGTGGAAGTGAGCTTTGGCACGACCGAAGCGATCTCTATCGGCTCGAACGACATCCCGGTATTCCAGGATTCGAGCTGGGGCGCGAGCTGGAGCGTGCCGAGCAACCGTTTCTATAACCGCGATTACACGCTCAACCCGCAGCCGAAGACCGCGCAGATCAAAGCCAAGTGGCATCAGCTCGTGGGTAACAACCAGGACTTCGGTCTGTTTTTTGCAAACATTGTTGCCGGCATGTATGCCAAGACGATGGGTATGTGGAATCAGGCGCTGACGACTGCGGCGGCGGATACCAGCCTTGTGCCGACCGATCTGAACTACTCGTTCAGCTCCCAGAACTGGGTGACGGCGGCGAACAAGGTGAGCGCGCTCAACAACGCGCCGCTCGGCAGCATCTTTGCCGTTGGCAATCTGGTGGCGCTGTCGAAGGTTTTGCCGACGCAGGCGACCGGCTCGACCAACGTCAACATGGACGCGGCTCTGGCGACGCTGCTCGGCGACCGATACAACCGCGCGGGCTATCTGGGCGAGTTTATGAGCGTGCCGCTGATGCCGCTGCGTGATGCGATCGTGCCCGGTACGCAGAACACCAACCCGACCACGATCCTCTCGCCGAACGACATCTGGATGATGTCCACAAACGGCCGCAAGCCCATGACCATCGCGTACACGGCGGAGACTCCGATCTCCATCGAAATCGAGCCGATGCGCTCTTCCGATTGGGAAGTCGGTCTGAATCTGACGATCGCGCTGGATACTGTGGCGACGTTCAGCTCCAAGATCAGCCACATCACTGTCTAAGCAGCCCGGCCGGCTTTTGCCGGCTGCGGTCGGGGAATTTCCCCGGCGGGGCGGGTTTTTACCTCCGCCCGCCCCGCATATATCGCGCCGCACAGTGCGAAAGCGCCGGTGCAGGTCCGGCGGGCGCGGATCATGATAAATAATGCCATAAAATCTGAAAGGAGTTAGAAGCATGGCTGATGAAAAGAAAACGACCGGGAAAAAGCCCGGCAGACCCAAGAAGGACGCGGCGGAAAAGGAACAGGACTTTGTGCAGTTTGCGGACATTGCGGAGGCTTCCACGACTGTGAACGCTGCGGCAGAGGACGCGACGGGCGTGCGCGAGGACGGAACGATCGTTCCGCTGACGGATGCTGCGCCGAAGCTGGCGGAAGAAACCGTGGAAGCGGAAATCCCGAACCAGCCGGAAAATACGGCGAAGATCTACACCGAGGACGAGGTCGCGGAGATGGTGCGCAGGGCGGCGGAGGACGCCGTAAAAAAGGCGCTGGCAAGCGTTCCGCAGCAGCAGAGCGCAACACCGAACATCATTCAGTATATGGGCGACACGGAAAAGGTGCAGTTTCTGTGGCAGGCAGAGGTCGCGAATGACAATGTGGTGATGTTTGGCGAGGGCGGAATGTACGGGCAGATCGTTGGCAAGAGCGGCAGCTTTTTTGTTCCGAAGAGCGAACTGTCGCGTATTTTGACGGATGTGAACCGTGTGTATCTCAAGCGCCGGTGGCTGATTGTGGTCTCCGGGCTGAATGATGACGAGCGTGAGGCGCTTGGCGTGGACTACAAGGAAGGCGAGCTGCTGGATAAGCGGGCGTTTTCCAAGATGGTAGAGCTGGGCGACGAGCTGCTGGACATCTACCCGAAGCTCTGCGATGGGCACAAGAAGATGGTGGCGCAACGGTATATGGAAGCCTATACGAACAGCAGCCCTTATGTCACGCGCGAGCGCGTGACGAAGCTGAATGCAATGAGCCGGGTAAACGGTAGCAAGGGCGACTTTACGATGATCCTCGAAAAAATGAATGCGCAGGACGCGGAATAATAGCAAAAATGGGCGGCAGACGCGTAAAAAACGCTGCCGCCGGTACATAAAACTCAGCGCAAGGCGGAAAGACAGGTGAGAGCATGGGCACATTATGGAGCGAGGTCATCACGAACTACGCGATGGTCGTGATCGATGACGAAAAAATGCGGGAGAAGCTGGCAGTCAGCCCGGCGCTGTTTTTCCGAGAACTGTCGCTTTGGGTGCAGACGGCGCTGCCGCTTTGCGCCAGACCGCCGGAGCTTCAGGTATATTTGAGCGATGGGCTGAAAGTCCCCAGCTATGCGGCGGCGGAATGGGAGAGCACGCAGGACAGCACCGTGACGGAAACAGTCGTGGAGACCGGGAAGACCGGGTTTTCGCTTTGCTCCTGCGTGATCGCGCAGCCGACGGTGGGATGCGACGTGACGTTTATTCCGTATCGGAATTTTACCTATGACCCGGAGACGGGAGACGTGAAATTCCCGCAGCAGGACAATGCGGGAACAGAATACCGGCTGGATTTTTACACAGACGGCGAGTTTTTGCACGAGCTGACGCAGACGCAGAAACGGCTGCTGGGAATGGCGATCGCGGTGACGTGGGACAACCGATTTAACCGCAACTGGCTGAATATGCAGCCAAAGCCGCATGACAAGAATTTTGAAGTGGTGAATGAGAACTCCACGACGAAGGAAGCAAATAGCCGCTATCTCAAAAATCTGGCGGCATTTAATCAGGAACTTGCAAAATATGAACAGGACTGCGCGTATATGCACGCGGTGAACCCATACCGGCGTGTGTTTGCGCTGATTTGAGAGAGAAAAGGAGGTGCGCGGCAGATGGGGATCGAAGAAAATGCGGTGAACGGCATGATCGTTTCCGGCGGGCTGCGCACAGGCATTAAAAACACGCCGAAGCAGTATGCCGATCGGCAGAGGCAGTATTTCGGCGAGGAAACGGCTCGATTTGTGCAGAACTACGCGCGGTATGCGACAGATTTTGTGACGGCAAGGGTACAGGGGCTATGCCCCAATGCGCCGGATAGCTGGGATACGGTCCGCGTGCGGCTGGCAGATATTGCGCCGGGCGGCGTTTCGACGGCGAAAAAGTCGGATGACTACAAAATTCTGCTCTTTGAAGATGCGTCCATCGACTACATCCGACCGGGCAGCAAGATTGAGGCGATGGGGAGCGTCTGGCTGGTGACAAACCCACAGAACATTTCGGGCGCGGTGGGCGTGACGATCGTCCAGCGGTGCAACGCGGTCTATAACTGGCTGGACTGGTATGGAAACGTGCTCTCCGAGCCGATTTGCATCGAAAAGGCGCTGGCGATGGCAAACAACAGCGATATGCAGGACTATGCGCTCATTACGCAGGGGTATTTCAACATTCGCTGCCAGAAAAACGACGCGACGGCGAACCTGGATACGAACAGCCGGATGATCCTGGGAAAGGGCGCATACCGTCTGACTGGCGTGACGGACTTTTTGCAGGAGTTTACGGGCGATTATGATTGCGTGCGGATGATGGAATTTACGGCGCGCTACGAGCCGCCGAATGCCGAGATCGACGATCTTGCGCGGCACATTGCGGGAGGAAAGACATTTTTGTGGGAGATTTTGCTGCGTGGGGAGGCAGAACTTCGCACGGGGCAGACAATGAAGCTCGGCGTGACGAACCGGCGCTGCGGCGAGTATGTGACCGGGACGGCAGAGCAGCCGATCGACTATTTCTGGCGCAGCAGCGACGAGAAGGTCGCGACGGTGGCGGCGGATGGGACGATCACGGGCGTTGGGAGCGGCGATGTGACCGTCACCTGCATATTGGCGCAGAACCCGGAGATCACAGCGCAGTACAGCCTGCGCGTGGATGTGCAGGGACAGGCGCCGGAGGTCATTTTTACCGGGAATGTGCCGAAAACACTATGTGCCTTTGAGAGTGCGACGCTGACGGCGGCGTATTTTGACGAAAGCGGCGAGACGGACGAAGCGGTGACGTTTTCGTTTTCGGGTGCGGATACGGCGGCGTACACGGCGGATGCAGCCGGCAACAGCGTGACGATCACCTGTTGGAGCGGCGCAACACAGCCGCTGGTGGTCACGGCGCAATGCGCGGGCGCACGCGCGGAGAAGGTGATCGAATTGGAGGGGATTTAGCATGGATGACGTTTACATCATGCAGGGAGACCAGTACCTGCTTCCGTTTACGCTGCGAACGAGGGATGGTACGATCATCAGCGATCAGATGGTAAAGACGGTGGTGCTGAATCTCGGAACGCTCTCACGCAAATATCCGGGCGATGTGGTCTACAAGGACGGAAGGTGGTACTTCCCCTTAAAGCAGCGGCAGACGCTTGCGATGCACGGGGCGGTAGAGCCGCAGGCACGCGTGGAGTTCCCAAATGAGACGGTATTTGGAGGAAGCGGAGACCCGATCGACGTACAAAGGGCGCTCAACCGCGGCGTGATCGGCGGCGGAGGCAGCCGAGACCGCCCGAATGGCGGGAGCGTTTCGCAGCAGAAGGACGCCGGAGAGGTGCTGGTGATCATCTCGGCGGCAAGCGTGGAGCTGGCGCCGTACACGCTGCCGATCGCGACGGAACAGACGCTTGGCGGCGTGAGGGCCGCGCCCAAGACGGACGAGATGACCGAAGCGGTCGGCGTGGACGAGGACGGGAAGCTCTGGTACAAGCCCGGAAGCGGGGCCGGCGGCGCAACCAATGCCAAAGAGGTATTTTTTGACGAGGATCTGGTATTGACTGAGCCGTTTGGACGCTATAAGCCTGGCGCAGACGGCACAGTGACCGTTCCGGCAAAGGACGACAGCCTGTATAACGTGGTGATGGATGCGTTCAGCGAGGACAAAACACCGACTGTGACGCAGCCGAGCTTGCAGGTGACGAGCGCGACGGCGCGGGCGTATGAGGTAGGCACGAGCGTGAGCCCGGCGTACAGCGCTGTTTTTAACGCGGGACATTACGAGTATAAGCCCGACCAGACCGGCGTGACGGTAACGGCGTGGAGCGCCGAAAACAACGCTACGAGCCAGACGCTCGACACGGCGGCCGGGACTTTTGCGGTGTATATCGTGCCGGATGGCGCGGCGTACCGTATCAGCGTGCAGGCACAGTATACAGATGGAGAGATCCCCATGACGGTGCTCGGAAAACCATACCCGGAGGGGCAGATCAGAGGCGGAACGAAGAGCGCGGCGACCGGGACGATCACGGGATACCGAAACGCGTTTTACGGAACGTTTGCGGACAAGAGCACGCCGCTTGCAAGCGACAGCATCCGGGCGCTGCAGCAGAAGTCCGGCAAGGCACTGACGAACGGAGCAGTATTTACGGTGAATGTGCCGGTCGGGGCAGAGAGCGTGGTGATCGCGTATCCGGCGACGCTGCGGGCGGTGACGAGCATTAAAGATGTGAACGGACTGAATGCGGACATTACATCGGCATTTACGGAGAGTTCCGTGAACGTGGAAGGCGCGGGCGGATATTTGGCGATCGCGTACCGCGTATACCGAATTGATTTTGCAAAACCGAATGACGCGGCGAACCGCTACACGGTGACGGTGTAACGCGGCATGGAGGGATAGAAAATGGCGATTCCGCAGATCCCAAAACTGAACATGAGCGTATCGTTTGCGATGACGTCTGCAATTCCGCCGGACTACAACGCCTATTTTGGATCTTACGAGGAGGCTGTTGCGGCGGCGCAGACAGCGGAAGCACCCGGTTCGACAAACACGGTTTATTTTTTCAGCCAGATCCTGCATGTCCTGACGGATACCGCGGCAGACGCGTATATGATCCAGCCGGATCGGTCGCTAAAGCATTTGGGGAGCGAATCGGGAGCGGGCGATAAGAATTTCGTCTTTCAGCAGGCGGTGGCGGCAAACCGCTGGGACATTCGCCACGATCTGGGAAAATATCCATCCGTTACCGTTGTGGACAGCGGCGGGAACGAGGTCATAGGCGAGGTGCAGTACATCGACGAGAATCAGGTCGTTGTTATATTTTCCGCTCCATTTTCGGGTGCGGCATATCTAAACTAAGCGAAAGGGAAAGGAATTAAGAAAATGAGCAGAAAAATTGTCACAAATCTTGATCTGAACAAAAATCAGATCATGAATGCGGTAGTCCAGCCTCTGGCGGCTGCTCCGACCAATCCGGCGCTGTATCAGATCTACACGAACTCCACGGACGGCATCATTTATCAGTGGAACGGAACGGCGTGGAAGCCGGTGGGCGCGGTGTACAATCAGGAGGGCACGGCGGGCGCGGTGATCGTCGGGCTGAACGAGACCGGCACTGTGACCACCAAGAACGTCATTGACCTGACGCTGACGGGGTACACGCCGGTGACGGACGGTTATGTTGCGGCGGGCGACACCATTCAGAAAGCGATCGCAGCGCTGGACGAGGCGGTCAAGAACGCGGTCGCGGGCGGCGGCGAAGTCAACCAGAATGCGTTCTCGAACGTGACCGTTCCGGCGCAGAGCACAAACGCGGTGACGGAGGTCGCGGGTCAGAGTGCGGCGGCGACGATCGCGGCGTCGAGCAAGACGGATACATTCACGATCGCTTCCGGCGATAAATGGACCCACGTAAATGCCGACACGACCACAAAGACGGTGACGGTGGGTCATGCGTTCTCCGGCGCGACTGTCGGGACGTATGGCGATGCGAACAAGGTACCGTCTGTGACCGTGGATGCGGCGGGTCATGTGACGGGCGCAACGGAAAAACAGATCACACCCGAAGCGATCGGCGCAGACAAAGCCGGTGCGGCTGCGGAAGTGTTGGGCAGTGACACGGACAACTCGACGCAGGCGACCGTTTACGGCGCAAAGGCGGCGGCTGCCGAAGCGCTGGCTGCTGCGAATGCCGCGGCGACGGCTGCCGGCAATAAGGTCGCGTCTGTTGGCGAGGCGGAGAACGGCGGTATTACCATCGGCGGCACGGCTACCGAACCTACTGTCGGTATCAAGATCGACCCGAAGCAGGGCAACGCAGCGAGCCTTTCGGAAGCCGGTCTGCTCGTGACCATCCCGGATGAATCTGAGTACACCATCGTAAAGTTGGCTGCGGCGCAGGACGGCTATCTGGCGTCTTATCAGCTCCAGAAAGATAATGTCGGCGTGGGCGCGGTCATCAATATCCCGAAGGACTACCTCGTTAAGTCGGCGGAGATCAAGACCTCGACCGGCGAGGGAGATCCCAGCGGATTTGCGGAGGGCGTGAAGTATATTGATTTTACGGTCAATACCTACACCGACCCGCAGACACCGACCGAGAGCCATATTTACCTGAACGTTCAGGACCTTGTGGATGTTTATACGCCGGGCGACGGCATTGACATCAGCGAGGACAACAAAATTTCCGTGAAGGTCGTGACGGCGAATGGTCTGTCCGTTGGCGCGAATGGCGTTGCTATGGGGCTTGCGTCTGCTGATGCCAATGGCGCTATGTCCAGCGATGATTTCACAAAGCTGTCCAATATCGACAGCGGGGCTACCGCCAACACCATCACGCTGAACGGCGCTGAAACGAAGAATCCCAGTTTCTATGCGCCTGCTGCTGGCGGCACAGCTGGGCAGATTTTGGTCGCCGGCGGAGAGAATACTGCGCCTACATGGCAGGATATGCCGGAGAAATTCCACAAATACACTGCGGCAAACGGCGCGCTCACGGCGGCGGGTGGCGCATTTACCTGGTCTATCCCGGTGGCGACGCACGGCATCACCAATCCGGCGATGCTGGTACAGATCTATGAGGTGACCACCGGCGCGCAGGTGCTGGCAGATGTTGCGGTCAGCCAGGCGAATTACGGCGTGACGATCACCATCAACGACACGGACGGCGCGGGTACGCTGGAAGCGAATACCTATCGCGTGGTGCTGTTTGGATAAAAGCAAATACCCGGTCCCGGCGAAATGCCGGGGCGGGCGTACATAGAAGGGGGTGTTTTCTTGAAAAACCTTGGCAGATATAGCGATGACCTGTCCGTGCCGCGCAGGCAGGACGTGGACAGCAAAGTCCCGCAGACCAGAACCGTCAACGGCAGGGCGTTATCCGCCGACATCACGCTGGGCGCGGTGTACACGGCGACGCTGATGGCTACCGCGTGGGGGACATCTGATGATTGGAAAAGGCAGATGGTGTATGTACCGGGGCTGAAAGCCAGCTACAACGCCGCGCCGTTCGTGGACGTATCGCTCACGGGGACGGATGCTACGGGCGACGCGGAGATCGCGGCGGCGTGGCTCGGCATTTCGGCAAGCGCCTACGCAGGCACAGGGCCGGACAGCCTGACGGTGAAATTCCCGGCGACGGTGGACACGCCGACGGTAAATATCCCGATCAGGATCACGACGTATGATTGAGGGGGTGCGGCATGATCTGTAATATCAAACGCCGCCCAGCCGGGGGCATCAAGGTCGGAACACTGGCAGTCGGGGAGATCGTCCAGATCGCGGTGAGCGGCGTGATGACGAATTTCATCGTTGCCAATCAGGGCATCCCGGAGGACACGGGCACAGGCTATGACGGCAGCTACGACACGAGCTGCGACGGGACGTGGATGATCGCGGAAGCGCTGATGGACGGTCCCAAAATATATAGTCTGCAAACGTGGAGTTACGATATTACGAGCTGGTTTTCAGCAATGATAGACGAAAAGACGCTGAATGCGATCCGACAGGCGACATACCCTTATTATTCCTCGTCCGGCGCGGATACAACTACGACAAAAGTCACACGCCCAAGCGTGCGGGAGCTGAACTACCTGTGGAAATATAAAGGCAGCACTTACGACGGCGCACCACTGAAATACTTCCTGACACACAGCGCAATCATGCCATGGACGGGAAGCAGCAGCGAGGCTGATTATTGGACGAGATCGAAGTCGCCAAGTGACCCTTTTGAAAATGCAATCTATATCGGCGACAGCGGGACGGCACAGCAGAGTGACGACAGTAGTAATGCCAGAGCTAGACCGCTGTTTATCTTTGAGCCGGACACGCGGGTGAAAAAAGTGTCGGACGGGATATATCAGCTTGCATAAGCAAACATAGACAAAATTCGCGGCGCATGGTATGATGGCACTGCCCTTTAAGGGCGGGCGCTGCCCTATACGGTAGGCGGTTAGCACTTCCCGGAAGGGAGGTGGTGCTTATGGTGACATATTCTGATCTGATCCAGATCGGCATTCTGATCGTAGGCATTTGCAGTCTGGTGTTCCAGATATGCAAAAAGAAATGACCGCCCAGCCTCACAAACTGACGGTCATTTCTTTGACTTTAGGTAAAGGCTAACCGTCTATCGGCAGCGTCCTTACATAGCCATTATAACGCCCCGCTGCGAAATGTCAAGCAGCGGGGCGCTTTTTGCGCCCGGGGAGGAGGAAGTATGTACATCACAGCGAACGGAAACACATATCAGAACGCGGAACGGGTCAAAACGGCGCAGAGCGTGTGCTTTACAGCAGACGGGCTGGCGGACATCGGGACGGTAGAGGGCGTTATCAAGCGCTACCGCAACGACGGGTTCGAGATCGGCGAGGACGCGGCGGGTAACTATCTGCGGCAGGAGACGCTTCCGGGCGGCTTCCGGCTGACAAATGTGCTGCTGCCAGAGCCGGTCGTGCCGACGGCGGAGGCAGTCAGGTATGACGAGATGACGTCCACAATGAACGCGGTGAGACTTATGATGGCGGCGGGCAGCATCCCCGTTACGACCGACGAGGCGAAGATCACCGTGAGCGGGCTGTACGAAGGCTGGACGGCAGGCAGCCATACGGTTGGCGAGATCTATAACGCAGGCGGGCAGACGTGGGAGTGCTATCAGGCGTACGACAATGCGGTCTACCCGGACATCACACCGGGAAATTCGGCATGGTATACGTTCAATCGTCCGCTGCACGGCAAGTCCCGCGAGACTGCAAGAGACTTTGTACAGCCGACCGGGTCGCATGACATCTATAAAGCGGGTGAGTGGATGATTTTCACCGCAAAATATTACCGTTGCAAGCAGGATACAGCCCATAGCCCGGCAGACTATGCTGCGGCGTGGGAGAATTTGGGTACAGACGGAGCGGAAACGGAATCGCCGGGCGCAGAGGAAACAATTCCAGACTTTGTACAGCCGACAGGAGCGCATGATGCGTACAACACCGGCGACAAGGTGAAATCCGACGGCAAGGTATACGAATCCACGATGGACAACAACGTATATTCGCCGAGCGCATATCCGGCAGGATGGAAAGAAATTGAGGGGTAAGGACGTGAGCGAGTGCCGATATGCTTACCGTGTGAGCGGGGATGTTTCGGTGCACTGCCGGGTTTTGCAGGAGTGCGGCGCGCGGCATGACTACTGCGCACACCAATATCTCTGCAACCGCACAAAGCGGTGGGAGACGTCAAAGGACGTTATCTCATGCGAAATTTCGAGACAGGACAGGCGATAATTCCAAATACCATGAAGATCTGAAAGGAATGAGGAAGCATGGAAAAAATCATCATTACAGAGGAAGAGTTTGCTGGGATGCGGGACTATGTGCCGCTGCGCGAGAAGCTGCGTTTTCTGGACGAGGCGGCGGATGGCTGCTTTGACCGAATGGAGCTGAAGATCGCGGGGGGAGCGGACAGTCTGCCGATGCCGCCGCTTTACAAGGAGAACGCGGGACTGAAAGCCAGAATGCTGATGGGCGCGTTCGTAAGGCTGTATGTGGGCGCGGAGTTTGAGGCAGATGAGCGCTGCCCGTGGCTGATGAGCGAGGCGGAGTATGACCGCTGGGCAGGCAGCCATGTGATGAATCAGATCCGGCGGTTTAAGAAAAAGGACGGCGCGCTGCGGGACAAGGCGTATGACCTGCTGGCGGATTGGGCGGAGCTGGAGCAGAGGTTCGGCTGCGAGGTGCGGGCAATGCTGGAGGTCATGAACGAGCCGGTGAGCCGGATGATGATGGCAGTCCAGCAGCAGACGACGCCGGAGGTGCTGCAAAATCTCAAAAACGAGATGGAGCGGGCGCAGAAGGAGCTGGAGGCTTACGCGGCACAGCGCGGAGGAAAGTGAAATATGCCAAAAAGGGCAGAGCTTATAGGGAAAAAATTCGGGTATCTCGAAGTGATAAACGACCTTGGATCTGATCCAGTAAGAGGCGCTAAGTGGCTGTGCAAATGCAAGTGCGGAAGAGAAATCGTTGCCTACAGCGGACCGCTTTTAAGCGGACACACACAGAGCTGTGGGTGTAGAGCAAGAGACTTGAACTCAAAAAGAATGCGAAAAGTAAAAACAACGCATGGGAACAGCCGGTCTAGACTTTATAAAATCTGGTGCAACATGAAAGATCGGTGTTATCGGAAGAACAGTACGGCTTACGCATACTACGGCGGCCGTGGGATTCAAATGTGCGATGAGTGGAAAGACGATTTTACCGTTTTCAGCGAGTGGGCTCTTGCAAACGGCTATAAAGAAACATTAAGCATTGACCGAATTGACGTTGATGGGAATTATAGCCCAGAAAATTGTAGGTGGGCCACTGTAAAACAGCAAGGTAACAACAGGCGAAGCAACAGGGTGATAGTAATAGATGGGATTTCACACACGTTAATGGAGTGGTGCGAAATCTATGCCGCACCGTACGATCGAGTGAAACAAAGAATTGCAAAACTAGGTTGGGACGCACAACGCGCGCTTTCGGAACCCGCATTTAAGATGAGGTGAGAATCGACATGGCAGCAAATTTCGACAGCCAATACTATCCCTACGAAAAAGTAATGGCATTTAATTCTTTACGCGGGTCGGAAAAAATTCCGTACCAGATCGTGCGGTATCTGCTCGATTTGCCGGACGCGGAGGGGTATTTTCCGCGGGACGACAACGGGCGGGCGCGGGTAAGGCTGGCAAAATATTTATGGTATGACGGGGCGCGTCCGCTGGCAAATGCGCTTCCGACGCCGGAGGAAAAGCTGTCGATGCTGTTTGACGGAGATGAGCCGGTGGTGGACAGCGAGGAAATGCGCAGGAAGCACCCGAAGGGATACCGCATCTACCCGCAGAGAGTGTGGGGACAGAGCGACACAGAAGCCGGGACGACGCTCAAATGCTATCTTGGCAGGAGCATTGCGCGGGACAATTTTCACACGATCTTCAGCATCGTGTTTGAAATTCTGGTGAATGTGAATTTGGAAAACACGACGCGGACGGACGCGTATTCCAGAGCGTATGACATCGAGCAGTGCCTTGTGGAGTCGCTGCACGGGGTAAACATCACAGGCGTGGGCGTGGTGGATTTTAGCCGCATGGCGCACGCGGATGACGGGAGCGAGAGCATCTTTACCTACGGAACGCTCGTGGGGCGGCGCGTACGGATGAGCGTCGAATGGATGGACTCGGAGATGGACGCGCCGATGTAAATTTATAGTGCGATCCCCTCGCAAAGGAGTGCGGGGGACGGGCTGATGAGAGCTAACTGCTGACGGAGGGTCGGCAGGCGGCTCTCTTTCTGTATTTTTGGCAAATTGGAGGATTCAAAAAAAGATGGGCGATCTTCCTTTGAGCATGGTCAGAAAGATCCGCAGATTTGAAGCGATCGAGACGGAGGGACTGACCTTATATCCCATTGCAGTGGATGAGTTCGAGGCGTTTTCGCACGCACGCGATGCGATCGAGTTTTTGCAGCAGAGTCTCCCTGTGGCTTTGCTGTCGAAGCCGTTATTGCAGGCGTATTACACGCTCGAACTGGAGGCGGCAGCCGGGCAAGAGGAAAGCGTGGGGCTGCTGTATGAGGCGATCGTTTTTCTCCTGCTGGCGCTGCGGGCGGGAGAGGGCGAAGAGATGGAGAGGCGGCTGGAGCGCGCACAGATCGTGCCGCGCGCAGACGATGTGACGCGGCTGGAAAGGCTCGCATTCCGGCTGGACGGGGGACAGACGGTTTCCGTTACCCCGGTACAGTTCCAGCGGCTGCGTCCGATCCTCGCGGCGCAGAACGGAATTGCGCTGCTGTCGGACAATGCAAACCCGGAGCTGGTGCAGGCGGAAAAGGACCTTGCGGAAATCAACGCGCCGGAGCTGGATTTTAAGCTGGAGGCGCTGGTGGCGGCGGTGGCGCTGGCGTCGGGCGCGGACGAGGCGGAGATCTACGGCTGGCCGATCCTGCGGCTGATGCTGCGCAAGGACGCCTTGCAGCGCACGCTTGGGTATCTGGCGTGCTGCATGACGAGCGCGGCGGGCGGCAAGTGGAAGGGCGGAAACCCGATCCCAAGCCCGATCTTCGCGCGGGTGAACGACCACAGCGGCGGCGTGGTGGACATGCAGAGCTTTGCCGGTGGCGCGGGCGTGCGCGCGATGCAGAACGCGGGAAGCCGCGTGACGTAAGAACAATTTTTACAATTTTGCAAAGGAGCGAATGAAATGATCCATTTTACTGACGAGAGATTTTATCTGAAGGGTACGGCGGGAGTGACCTGCCGTGATCGTGTGACCGGGGACATCCTGTATTACACGAACAAAGCGCAGACAGCCAACATGAACACGAGTGTCAGCGACGGCGCGATCCGTGCCGACCTTGGAAACTCTGTCGCGGCGGCAATTCCGTCGGATGCAACGTTCACGGTGGAGGTCAATGCGGCGGACTTCAGCCTGTGGGCAAAGACGGCGCAGACCGGCGGAACGCTGAAGTATTCCGCGCCGACGATCGTCTGCCAGAACGTGACGGCGGAATCCAACGCTCTGTCGATCTCGGTCGCCAACGGTGCGCCGGTGGCAGGCGTGGGTCTGAGCCGGATCTGCTGCTATGTACAGGAGGTCGGCGCGGCGTCGCTGGTGTCGGTCGGCGGCAAGGCGTATGACATCGACCCCACAACGGGCGCGGTCACTGGCTTTACGGCGGAGACGGGCAAGACCTACAAGGTGTGGTACTTCGTGAACCGTGCGGATGCGCAGATCGCGACGATCACGACCGCGATGGACCCGAAGGTCGTTCACTTTACGGCAGAAATGGCGGTTTTCGTCAACAAGCCCGGGACGGCAAAGAACGAAGGTACGCGCGTGGGTTCTCTGTACGTTATTGCTCCGAACATGAAGTTCGGCGCAAACGGCGGTATCGTGGGCGACCAGACGAACCCGGATACTACGTCTCTGAGCGGTCAGGCGCTTGCTTACGACCCGGATGTTGTCAGCGAGACCTGCGATGCCTGCTCCGGCAGCGGCGCGGTGCTGGCGTATTACCTCTATGTCCCGTGTGAGGAAAGCGAGACCGACTATCAGGGCATCGTGGCGAAGCTCGGCGGCGTTGTGACGATGGCGAAGTCCTCCACCCATCAGGTGCAGCCGCAGGCGGTCATGGCGAACGGACAGCTTGTGGAGCTGACGCCGGGCAAGTGCAGCTATCAGGTGAGCGGTGTGGAAGGTTTGACGGTTTCGCAGACGGGTCTGCTGACGAGCGGCACGACCGCGGGCGACGCCGACCTGACCGTCAGCCTGACCGTGGGCGAGAAAACGTTTACGGACCAGTGCACGGTGACCGTGACGGCGTAACAACACAAAACCCGGATGGCGAAAGCCATCCGGGAAATGCGCGAGTTTTTCGGTTTTTGGCGGAAGATTGGCGCGTTTTGAAGCGGAAGGGAGGCGCGGCGCGTGGCAATTGAGCAGATGGTGGCGGAATACTGCGCGGCGCTGGACGACGCGATCGAGTACGCGATGGAGGCGGAGGTCGCGACGGTGGCGCGCGTGGCGATCCACAACGCGGTGGAGACGGAGGTCTACGCCGCGTATGACCCGGTGATGTACCGCAGGCGCGGTGTTTACGGCGGCTTGGCGGATCAGCACCCGGATAACATGGATGCAAATTATGACCGCGACACGCGGACACTGACGGTGCAGGATGTGAACAAGGATGACGATACCGGGCGGCTGGTCGCGCCGGTGGTAGAGAGCGGACGGGGATATGAATTTCGGTGGCACGGGCAAAAGCCGCGGCCGTTCCATAGCGTGGCACAGAAGGAAATGATGGACACGGGATGGTTCAGCGACGCTCTGAAAATTGGATTGCGAGCCAAAGGATTTAAGACGGAATGACGGAGGAATGAGGCATGGCGGGAAATGTCGATAAAGTTCAACTTCAGGTAGAGGTCGTCAGAAACCAGCTTGACACGCTGATCAAGGACGTCAATGCGCTCAAATCGGAGAAGCTGACGCTGACGGTGGACTCCTCCGGCATGGACGCCATCAATAAATTTAACCGCTCGATGCAGACGCTCACGCAGAATGCGGAATCGGTGCGCGGTGCATTTACAAAAATCTGGGTTGGCGCGCAGGAAGGCGCGCCGACGCGGACGATCGAAACGATCAATCAGGGGCTTGGGCGGACGACGGAGATCATCCGCACGCTGGATCAGGAGACGGAAACCTATACCGTTGCGCAGACGAAGCAGACCACCAATTATAACCAGATGGCGAAGGCTGCGCAGAAGGCGGCGGAGGCAGAGCAAAAGGCAGCGGAGCAGGCGCGGGCGTATCTGTTGGCGGAAGAGCAGGCGGCGCAGAAGGCAGCGGCCAAGTATGACCCGACGCCGATGCAGCAGCAGATCGAGGCGCTGACGGGCGTCAGCAACGCGTCGAAGAGCGCAGCGGAGAGCGCGAGCGTTTTCCAAAAGGCGTGGCTGGATTCTTCGGATAAGGTCACGGCGGCGAATCAAAGGGCGGCGGAGCAGGCGCAGCAGATTTTTACATCTGCGCAAAAGAGTATGCCGACGCTGCAGAAACAATACGCTGACCTGGCTAGGTCGATCGAGGGCGCAACAAAGAAATATAAGGACGGCACATTCGATTCTCTCAAAAGCAAGGTCGCTGGGGCGCGGGCGTCCATCGACGCGCTGGATGCCGACCTTGCAAGCGGGAAGATCGGATATGACGAGTATGTCAAGGGCGTTGAGAATGCAAAGAGCGGACTCAAGGATCTGCAAAACGAGTTTTCGCAGACGCGAGCGGGCACGGATAACTTAAAAAAATCAACAAATGTCCTGGGTGACAGCCTCGGAAACGTTGTTAAGAAAATCGTTGCATGGCAGGTCATCAACGCGTCCGTTGCGGCGGTGATCCGATCGTTCAAGGAAGCTGTTTCGACGCTCAAAGAGGTGGACACGGAGCTTGTTGCCATCCAGAAGGTGACGAACAACACAGACGCGGAGATGGCGAAGCTCAGTCAGCACGCTTATGAAGTAGCGTCGCAGTACGGCGTGGCGGTGACGGACTATCTGGAGTCAACAGGCACATTTGCCAAGGCAGGCTACAAGGAAATGTCGGAGGACATGGCGGAGCTGGCGACCAAGACGCAGCTCGTGGGCGATGTGAACGCGGAGACGGCGAACCAGTTTCTGCTTTCGGCAGATGCGGCGTACAAGTTCAACGGAGACGTGACGGCGCTTTCGGAAGTCCTTGACAAGGCGAACGTCATTGAAAACAATTACGCGACGTCTATCCAGAAGATCGCCGAAGGTCTGCCGAACGTGGCGAGCATTGCGTCGATGACAAATGTGAGCATCGACGAGCTGATGGCGGCGCTGGGTACGATCACATCGGTGACGCAGGAATCCGGCTCGCGTGCGTCTTATGCGCTGCGGGCGCTGCTGCTGAACATCATGGGCGACACGAAAACGGAGATCGAGGACGGCGTTTCGTGGACGAAGGAGGAGATCGAGAGTCTTTCGGACGTGCTCTGGAAATATTCCAGAGACGCGATGGAGGCGGCGCAGGCGACGGGCAGCATCGTAAACCCGATGGAGGCCATCGCGGGGCTGGCGCAGGCGTATAAAGAGGGCGTTCTGACGGAGGCGGAGCTGGCGCAGATCGAATCGGACCTCGGCGGCAAGCTGCGCACGAATCAGCTGGATGCACTCATTAAAAACTACGACATGTACAGCGAGATGCTGGACAAGGTGGCGGACTCGGCCGGCAGCGCAGACGAGGAAGTTTCGATCATGCTGTCCTCCTGGGAGAGCAAGGCAAATATCCTGAAAAACACATGGACGGAACTCATTAGCCACCTGGTGGATACCGACATGGTAAAGGGCGCGCTGGACAGGCTGACGGCTACTCTTGAGCTCCTGGATTCCGCTGGAGGACGGGCGGCCATCACAGTCGTTGTGCTCGGCGGCGCGATTTACGGCGTAGTGACTGCTGCGGCGAGCCTGAAAAAGGCAATCATCGCGCTTGACCTAACCAGCAAGACGACGACGATCGGTCTGATTGTAGCGGCATTGGCGGGTATTATTGCAATCGTCGCTGGAATCTCCGCCGCAATCGAAAAAGCAAATCCGCCGTTTGATAAGGCACTTGAAAACTGGAAGCAAACGAAGGAGGAAATCGACAACGCAGAGCAGTCGCTCGACGCGTATAAGCAGAAACTCGAAGAACTGAATGCGGTAGACATCGGAGACCGTGGACAGAAGTGGAGGGACGAGCGCGCGGAGATTGAGGCTAATATCGAGGCGACACAGGTATATCTGGAAGCGCTGAAAGCAAAGGCGATCGCTGAAGGAGAGAGGCTATACAACGCAAAGCACGCCTACGCATATTCTGCGAGAAACTCCGTATCGAAGCAGTTCGATAACTACGCCGGATATTATTATGTTGCGGGAAGCGGATACGGTGTAAGCGATACGACGGCGGCTGACATTCAGGCAGTATACAACAGCAAAAACGAAGCCGCTGTTGCCATAGCAAAATCCCTTGGCACTGCATTTGACTGGAGCAGGGTCGATTCGGAAAGCGGCGCGGACAAAATGCTTGAAAGCATCATCAAGGAGCTTTCCAGCATGGGTATCGTGATTGCCGAGGTTACGGAGACGACCGACGAAGCATTCGGGAAAATGTCCAGTTGGGTCGGCAATTTTGAATCGCTTACGAATGCCGAGAAAGAGATGGCGCAGTCTTACCTGACGGATTATCAGGCAATTCTGGAGCTCCCGATGGCAACGGACGCGCAGATCGACACCTATATCCAGCTGGCGGCGAAGATGCAGGAATTTGACATTTCCACCGCGAGCGCGACGGAGAAGATCACATGGCTTGCTAACGCTTTTGGACTGACCAAGAGCGATGCAACGAGCCTACTCTATTCGATCGGTCAACTCAGCATCTACGAAACTGCGGCGGCGCGCGATATTGTGCAGCTGGCGGATGGCATGTATGCCGCGAAATCGGCGTGCGTGGAACTGGAGGATGGCACATGGGCGCTGAAAGAGGCGTTGGAGGAAACTGGCGACGCAGCGGAGAACACGGGCGACACGATGGCGCAATCGCTGACAAAATCGCTGTTTGACGTCAACGGTAAGCTGACGGAAACCGCGAAGCAGGCGCTCAAGACAAACTCCGCGCTGGCGGAATTGGCTGTTGCCGAGCTGAAAGCGCAGCAGTCTGCGGCAGAAGCGAATTACAACAATCTGATTACTCAATTGCAGCAGGTCGGCGCAACGGCGTACTGGAGTTCGACTCAACTCGCCGCCATGATGAGCGCAGCAGGGTTTGCAACGGGCGGCGTGAGCGCGGCGTCTCAAAGCGCAAATCTTGAAAGAACCTACCGCGACCTGACGGGCAAGACTGCACAATCTGACTGGGATGCCTACAACCTTTGGCGTTCGCAATACCTGAGTGATGCGGCTTCAAATAACTACAAAAAGCAGCAGGAAGAACTGCAAGACCGAATTGACCAGATCTTAAACGCTGCCGGCAAGAGCGACGGCGGCGGTTCTAGCGGCGGGAGCGCTTCGGATGCGAATTTGACGGCGCATCAGAAGAAGGTGTCGCTGCTGAAATCCGAGCTGACCCTGATGCAGAATCAGGGAAAGAGCGCCGACCTTCAGAAAGAGAAGATGCAGCAGATCCAGCAGGCGCTGCACGCGCAGGCGCAGTATCTGCGGTCGATCGGAGGCAGCCAGGAGGATATTAACGCGCTTTCCTCTGAGTGGTGGGAGTGGCAGAAGAAGATCAACGACGAAGTCGCAAGTACGGACGACCTGCTGAGTGAGCTGCAAGACGCGCTTCAGGAGCGGCTTCAGGATGCGGCGGACCAAGGGGACGCGGAGCTCGCCGCCATTGACGAGCAGATCGATGCGCTGAAGCGCCAGAAGGACGAAAAGGACGAGCAGCTGGAGCTGGAGGAAAAGATCCTCGCCGTACAGCAGGCGCAGGCAGACCTTGCGAACGCGCAGGCGGAGCGGACAATCCGGCAGTATAACGCCAAGACCGGGCAATGGGAGTGGGTGGCAGATCAGGAAGAGGTAGATGCCGCCAAGGACGCGTTGGAAGAGGCAGAGAAAGATCTCGCAGACTACAAGGATGAACTGGAATACAACGCTCGCATTGCGGAGTTGGAGGCACAGAAGGATGCCATCAACGCCCGGTACGATGCCTTGGAAGCACAGTACAAGAAGCTGACAGATTCTCTCAAGGAGAAAACGCGCGGTATCGGCGAAATCTTGCAGGACATCTGGAAAAATGCCACGCCGGAGCTGAAGGCGATCATTCTGGAAAACGCTGAGATTTTCAAGGCGTTTGGTGTGGACGTCAAGGCGCTTTCGGACGCGGTGAATGAGGCAGCGCGGGAAATTTACGGTTTGAGCGCCAACGGAGACCGCTACGACATCAAGTCCGAGAAGGGTCAGGATTTTATCAACAATGCGAAGCCCGGCGAAAAAATGACGGGCAGCGACGGTTCGACGTGGGTAAAAAACCGGGACGGCAGCGTGACCATTACGGACAAGTGGGGGCGCGTATTCACTGTGGACGGCAGCACAGGCGGCAGCGGATCGGCGGACTGGGGAGAGAATGACGAGGACGACGATGACGGCGGCAACAAATATTCCGGCACGGTGTACGCCGTATCGGATGACGGGAAGAAGTACAAGATCAGCTCGGCAAAGGGGCTGAATTTCCTGAACACGGCAAAAGCCGGGGCACGCATGGAAGCCGGGGACGGCTCTGTGTGGGTGAAGAAGGCAAACGGGCGCACGGTCATCACGGACAAATACGGACGCATTTTCACGGTTTACGATCAAGGCGGACTTTTGCGCGGGATGGGCGGCATCAAGGCGACGGATGCGGACGAGTTGGTTTTGCCGCCGGATCTGACGCAAATCGCAAAGAAGCGGTTTGCGAGTGTAAAAAACATCGCGCCGTCGCAGGATGCGCAGTCGATGCGGCTTTTGGACGGGATGCGGCAGATGCTGGGCGCGGAGGGCGGACGCGGCGGCGTGACGAACGCGAGCTACGACAACCGCAGCGTGGGCACGCAGTACAACGGTGACATTTACAATCTGAACGGCATGACGTTTACAGAGCAGCAGGTGGGCGGCATGACGATGCGCGAGTTTGTGCGGTCGGCGCGGACGCTGGCGATCTGCAAAAACGGGAACTGACAAGGAGGAAACAGGATGCTCTATCAGCCGACAAATATCTACCCCAGCATGACGGGAAGCCTTGGAAACGGCGTTGTGGACGCGGCAAAGGATCTGACGGTCACATGGCAGGTGAACGGAAATTCTGCGATGGTGGCGTATCAGATCACCATCTACCGCAACAACGCGGCGTCCACGCAGGTGTACACGACGGGAAAGCAGACACAGGGATGCCCTTTTTACGGCGTGGACGGGGCCGGAAACGTGCAGTTTTTCAGCTACATGATCGCGGCGTCGGCACTCTCGGGCGCTGGCATTACGAACGGCGGAGAGTATAAGCTGGTGATCCGGCAGTGGTGGGGCAGCTCGGACGCGCAGTCGGTGACGCAGACGAGCGCAAGCGCGTTTATCACGCGAAATGCGCCGGGGCTGACCATTGACGAGATCAGCGACCCGATGACGGTGCGCGAGTATGCCTTTACCGCCCTCTACACGCAGGCGCAGGGAGACAGCCTGAATTGGGTGCGGTGGCAATTTGCGCTGGTGGATGCGGCGGGAGAGTACGAGACGCTGCGGGACACGGGCAAGATCTACGGCACGGGCGAGCTGAAATTTACCTACGACGGTATGTTTACAGGCAGCCGGTACGCCGTGCGGTGCAGCGTGCAGACACAGAATGGCGTGGAGGCGGACACGGGGTGGAAGGAATTTGATGTGCAGTACACGACGGAGCCTATTCCCGGCACGCTGACGGCGTGCCAGACGCGCAAGGGAAGCGGCGTGCGACTGACCTTCCCATCCGTCAGAAGCCTGCCCGCAGAGATCACGGGAGACTACGAGATGGATGACAGCTATCTCGTACTACCTACCGGCTCAAAGGCAGTTTGGGACACGCAGGACGGCAACGCTATGGCGCTTTCCAGCGACTGCGATATTGCGTGGCGCGGGAAGGCAGACGCCGAGGGTACAGTTTTGAAGGTGACGGGCGATGGGCTGACCGCGGCGTTTACGATGGGCAAAACGCCGCTTGACGGCTCTGGAAGCGGTCAGCAGTGGAATTGCGCATTTGGCGCGGGCGTTTATGTCATTGCAGGACCGCAGGGAAACATTTTCTGGTCGAGTGATTTGACGAGCTGGACAGCGGCGACGCTCGGCATTGCGGGGAATCCAGAGGTGCGATGCGTCTGCTACGGCGGTGGGAAATTCGTTGCGTTTTCTGAGCGGACAAATGGGAATGTGTACGCGACGTATTCCACAGACGGGAAAACGTGGGCGGCGCCGAGCGCGGTGCAAACATCCGCCGATATTTGGTCCGTCTGCTACGGAAACGGGATGTATCTGGCGGCAGGTCCGAAGGACGTTTTGCGCTGCACAGATAGGGTCAATATGCTGTGGGAGCGTGTGGAATCTCCGAATACGAGCGGCGTCGGCGGTAGCGACGGAGATATTACGATCGCATTCGACGGTTCAAAATTCCTTGTTCCGCTTCACTATCTATACCTTACCACAAACGGGCTGGTGTGGAGCGAGCTCCGGGAGGTCGTGGCAAACCATGCCTGCTTTGGTGGCGGCATTTATCTTGCGGCGCATGGGTCTACGCTGTACCGTTCCACCGATCTTCTAACGTGGACACAGACGCAGTTTAAAGCATATGCCTCTTACTCTTTTACGGAAATTGCCTACGGAAATGGGATTTTTCTCTCGTGCATGGATCTGAGCGACCAATATACAGACGGGTATTCTGTGATTTATTCCCGCGATGGAGAAGCCTGGGGCGCGGCGCAAATCCCGAAAATGTCGGGAGAGGACAACTACGCGTGGTATAACGCCTGCTACGGAGACAGCGGCTTTTTGATCGTGAACGCGTTTTCGCCGGTCGCTGCGGTAACGGTCCAGGAGGGGACGGTTGAATTTGAGGCGGATGTTGTAACGACGACAACGCCTGTCTCGCAGCCGAGTTTTCAGGCGATGCAGATGAACAGCGGTGCGCCATACAACGGCATCTGCTTTGGAAACGGTAAATTTGTTGCAATTTGTGATGCGCTTACATTTCAGGTTTCCACAGACGGTGTTTCGTGGACTGGAAAGGGATCGTTTGCGCAAATGCCGAAGCGCTCCATTTGCTATGGAGCACTCGGATTTGCCTGCATCGGATCTAATAATGGGGCGTTCGTGATGCAGTCGGCAGATGGGGAAAAGTGGTTTCAAGATACGCAGGGGCATCTGAAAACGGATGGCGTTGCGGGATGGTCAAACATCACCTATGCGAATGGCGATTATATCGCGGTGGGGGTGACGACCGATTCATTCGGTATTGTTGCAAGGACGACAGATCTTGCAAACTGGACGTATGCCACTTTAGCAGCTACAAGCAATGTCATGTTTTCTAATATTTGCGCATATGGAGATGGGAAGTATGTGCTGCATTTTGGCGGCGAGCATTGCCTGTGGACATCATCGGACGGGATCAGCTGGGGAAATTCTTATCCGACATGGTTATCGAACGCCGATATTTCGGGTATGCGTTACGAGAACGGAACGTTTGTTTATCTTACTTACAACAGTAGCAGCACATCCAAAATTATTTTTTCCAAGGATGGACTGAATGTAAGCAGCTCCGCAGATATAAATACGGAGATACTTTATGAAACTGCATATGGAGATGGAATGTACGTTGCGGCAGACCAACAATGTTTCTACTCGTCCAGGGACAGGATCTCATGGAACACCATATACTCCGGGACCATTATGGGAGGACCCAGTATTGCCTTTGGAAATGGGCGGTTCGTAGTGGTCGGGGATTTAACAGACGCTGGATTTTATGCCGACACGACGCAGACGACACGGACGCTGAAATTTCAGCTTGGCGGCTCGCAAGTCGTGCAGTCAAACATCAGCGGCAGCGGGGATATGACGCTGCTGCTGGGGGACGGGACTATCCAATGGGATAATCATGATCAGACATATGTAAGGAGCGGGATCGCGGCGTGCTATCCGGGATTCGAGAATATCCGATCGTTGGAGCTGGACGGGAAGCAGGAATGCGACTATCTGATGGTTTCGGACGGCAAAATGAGCGAGGCGAGACGCAAAAAGCTACTGAGCGATATGACCTATCACCCCGTCGATCAGGACGCGCAGTTCTACGCGGATTTTAACGGATCGACGAACGGCGGCGGTGTGGCGGGAACGCAGTTCACGGCGCTCTCCATCTACCGGCTGGAAGAGGGAGAATCGGTGCTGCGCCACATCGCAAATGTGCTGCCGGAGGACGGAAGCGTGATCGTAGACGCGAGCGCGGTGAACGGCAGAAAGTACACCTACTATGCGTTTGGCGTTGGGGCGGATACGTTCGTGACGAGCGCGCTGATTTCCAATTCCGTGGAGCTTTGCCTGTGGGATTGGGCAGTTCTCTCGTGCACGGCGGACGAGAACGGCGTTTACCATGTGGAAGAAATATTCCTGTTTGGAAAGAACCTTGTCTCCGGCGGGGTGACGAACAACAACACGCCGCAGATCTTGCAGAATTTCACACGGTATCCTACGGTACAGCCCGCGCCGCAGAACTACCGCAGCGGGACGCTGCAAAGTCTGATCGGGACGATCACGGACTGCCGGTATTCGGACACGCGGTCGGTGCGCGATGCGATCTGGGCGCTGTCAACGACGGCAAACACGCTCTTCCTCAAAAACCGAAAGGGCGACCTGCTGCGCATCCGTGCAGCGGGTGCGATCGAAATGGACACAGGAGACAACTCCCCGCTCCAGCCGCAGACGGTGAGTCTGCCGTGGGTGGAGATCGGGAGCGCGGAGGATGCGCAGATCGTGATCACGCGCAGGGACGGCGCATGGGGCGGCTGAGAAAGGAGCGGTGCGGAATATGGCGATAACAACACACGCGGAGCGGATGCAGGACTATCTGCGGATGCTCAAAACGCCGTTTACGAAGCTGTGCCGGCTGCGGTTCTTGCAGCCGGACGGCTCGACCGCCTTTGCACTCGACAACAATGCCATGGGGCGCAGGAGCGGCGCATTTTTGCCGGACGGCACGATCTCCGGGAATCTGCAAAACGGACAGCGGCGGACGGCAAGCGTTCTGCTTTCCAATCTGGACGCGGAATATGATTACAATGTAAATAACGTCTGGTTTGGGCAGCAGATCGCCATAGACGAGGGGCTGGTGCTTTCGGACGGGTCGGATTTTTACATCCCGCAGGGCGTTTTTTACATCGCCGAGCCGCAGGAGACCTTGATGCCATCGCAGCGGACGATGGAGCTGCCGCTGGTAGACAAGTGGGCGTATCTAGACGGGTCGCTTTTCGGACGGCTGGAGAGCACCTACGAGGTGCCGGTAAACACGAATATTTTTGCCCCGATCACGGCGATCCTGAAGCTGGACAAGGGGAACGGCTACCCGGTGGACGCGGTGACGCCGGTATTCACGGAGTATTACAACGGAAAAACGCAGACGCTGCCGGGCGGCGGGTCGGCGAGTCTTGTGCTTTCGCCGTATACGCTGCGGGTGGATTCCGATGACGGGACGTATGCGGACGTGGTGCTGGGGATGGCGGAGATGGTGAACGCGTGGGTCGGGTACGACGCAAACGGGGCTTTGCGGATCGACCCCTCGCAGGATGATATTCTGGACACGGACAAGCCGATCCTGTGGCAGTTTTCCACGAGCGAGGCGGAACTGCTGGGGGCGACGTACACGGTGAAAAACACCGAGGTGTACAACGACTACATTGTGCTCGGAGAACAGCAGGACAGCGCCCCACAAGCCGCAGGACGGGCACAGAATCTTGACCCATCCTCGGACACCAACGTGCACCTGATCGGGCGGAAAACGATGCGGGAAACGGCGTCAGGCTATTACACGCAGACGCAGTGCCAGGACCTTGCGGAATGGAAACTGAAGCGGGCGACGGTGCTCCAGAAGGCGGTGTCGATCTCGTGTGTACAGATGATGCACATTTTTGAAAACAACATCGTTTCGCTATGCAGAGCGGACAAGCCGGGAGCGCCGGTGGAGCGGCATTTGATTCAGGGATACTCGCGGCCGCTGGCGGGAAACGGGAACATGACGATCTCGGCAGTTTCCGTGAACGACTTGCCGACGGCGACGGTCACGGGATGGCCGGCTTAAAAATCATTGCGGATGGCAGAAAGGAGGTGCAGAAATTTGGCAAAGCGGAAAATGGCGGCGACCGCGAAAGCGGAAGAGCCGGACAGCCGGGTGCTGGTGCTGCGAACTGGTGAGAAAATGCCGGTATTTGCAGAGGACGGACGGTTTTATTACTGCGGGACGACACGGTTCCGTAAGACAAATGCGGATGTTTTGAAGGTGGAAACTGTGCGTGCGAGCAAGGAGGATACCGATGCGCGAGAGGACTCGGGAAAACCCCAGAACGATGCGGAAACGGCAGAGTGAAAATCACGAACCGAAAATTTTCAGAAGGTGGATTCCGCCCCCCTGACCGGGGTGTTTATGAATCTGACCCGCGCCGGCGGAGCGGCGCGGAAGAGCCGAAGAGGGCTGCCTGCGCAGGGAGAGAGACTGCGTATGCAGCCCTCTCTTTCTGCGCAGAGACAGGAAGACAGGAGAAGGAAACGATGGGCAATTTGGAAACCGTTGCGGCAGTGTGCACGCGCATTATGGCGATCGCGGCGCTGGTGGCGGCGATTTTGAAGATCGTGCGAGAGATGATCCTGGGCACAAAGGCGATCCGGGAGGCGATGCGATGTCAGCTTCGTTCGGATATGCTCCACACCTATTACAAGCGCAAGGACGAGCAGAAGATTCGGCAGTATGAGGCCGAGAACTTTGCGTACAACTACAAGGCGTACAAGGCGCTGAAGGGAAATTCGTTCATCGACCGTATCAAGCAGGAGGTGGACGAGTGGGAGGTGGTGACGTGAGGGTGAAGCGGATGGAATGGAGCAAGCGCATTTTGATCTTTTCCTACGGGCTGCTGATCGTGCTGCTGGCGCTGGCGCTTTTTGTGGCAGATACGGCATCGATTGCGACAATCATTTGCGCGTGGATCTTGGAATGCAGCGCGGCGACGGGGTTTTATTTTTGGAAAGCCAAGAACGAAAATCGGAGCAAGTATGCACTGAAATTCGTGCGGGAGCTGGCGGACCAATACGGCATTGACGCGACGGCGCGGGTGCTGGAGACCGTTTTGAAGGATTGAAAAAAATCACAACAAGAGGATAAGGAGAAATTACAATGGATTATACGAAAATCATTCAGGCAGTGATCGCGCTGGTGACGGCGCTTCTTTCGGCGTTTTTCATTCCATGGCTGAAGCAGCGGGTGAGCGCGGAAAAGCTGGAAAAATGGCAGACCTATGTGAAGATCGCCGTGGGCGCGGCGGAGCAGCTTTATGATGCGACGCAGGGCGCGGAAAAGAAAGCGTATGTGCTGCAATATCTCGCGTCCAAGGGCATTCAGTTCGACAGTGACACCGTGGACAAGATGATCGAGGCGGCGGTGCTGGCGCTGCACCATGAGCTGTATGGGGGCGAAAAGGCATGATAGCGCTGATCCTTGGAACGGTCTGCTTTTTGGGCGGACTGGGGCTGATATGGTACTGCTACAGGAGGTGGTGAGATGGTACCGATCAAAACACAGCTGGCGCACCGCTCCAATTACGGCGGGAAGCGCAATCAGAAGATCGAGTGGGTCGTTATGCACTACACGGCAAACGATGGGGATTCCGATGAAAGCAATGCGCGGTATTTTCAAAATTCGCTGAATCCCGTGGCATCGGCGCATTATTTCGTGGACGACGATTCAATCACACGCTCCGTGCCGGACGACTTTGTGGCGTATCACTGTGGGGCGCAGACGTACCGGCATCCCTATTGCCGGAATGCGAACAGCATCGGTGTGGAGCTGTGCGACGCGAAGCGGGACGGAAAGGTGATGGCGACCGATAAAACGATCGCCAATGCGGCGGAGCTGGTGTACTGGTTGTGCAGGCAGTATAACATCCCATATGACCACATTATCCGGCACTACGATGTGACCGGGAAGCTGTGCCCGGCGTACTGGGTGCAGGGCGACGGCTTGCAGAAATTCAGACGCCAGGTCGAGGAGGTGGGCGAAGTGGTCACAGACAGCTACATGATCGTGGACGGCAAGAAAGTGCCGGTGCAGCGCATTCTCAAGAACGGCACGAACTATGTGAAGATCCGCGACGTTGCAAAGGCGCTGGATCTGGAGATCGGCAATCAGGGAAATATCGCGGTGCTGAACACGCGGAAGAAGTGACGAAAAGAGCCGGGGGACAGAGAATCCCTCGGCTTTTTCGTATTTTATTGACAGCGTTCGACTGCTTTGCTACAATGAAAAAGCCCCTTACGGGGCGGGTGCTGCCGGGAGGTAGCAGGCGGTCGGCACTTCCTGTAAAGGGGGTGTTGCTTATGGTGACATATTCTGACCTGATTCAGGTCGGCATTTTGATCGTAAGCCTTTGCACGCTGGTATTTCAGATATGCAAAAAGAAATGACCGCTCCACAGCCACGGACGGTCATTTCTTTATTGAATTGACATTCTAGGCTGACTGCTTGCGGCAGCACCCTTATCTATAATAATACCAGAGGAATTTCAAAAGTCAAGCGAAACAGAACAGAGGAATGAGAAAAGGCGGATTCTTTGGAATCCGCCTTTTGGCTGCAAGCCCACAGGCTTTTGCAGCACGATCACTGTTGATATTATACACATCGCCAAAAGAAATGTCAACGGGCTGCAAAAATCCTGTTTACTTATCATGCCTGTGTGCTATACTGTTATCAGAATGAGATTTTCGGCGGGAGGTGTGATTTTTGCATGGATAGTATTTTTGATGCAGCAAAGTACATATTGGAGCAGCGTGGTACGTTATCGACCATGAAACTGCAAAAGCTCTGCTATTATGCGCAGGCATGGTCGCTCGTTTGGGATGATAAACCTCTTTTTGAAGAGGACTTTGAAGCATGGGCAAACGGTCCTGTATGCCCGCAGCTTTTCCATTTCAGCCAAGGTCAATTCTCCGTTTCGCCGGAGCAGATGAAGGGCAATTCTGCAAGACTGACGGAGAATCAGAAGGACACGGTGAACCGGGTGCTGGAGCATTACGGAGATAAAAATGCGCAGTGGCTGAGTCAGTTGACCCATATGGAAGATCCATGGAAACTGGCGCGCGCGGAAACGCCGGACAGGTATCCGAGCAGCAACGTTATCACAAAAGAGAGCATGGCAATGTATTATGGCGGCTTATAATAAGCAGAAGTCCGTAAAGCAAACGCAAAATCCGCAGCAGAAGGTCATCCGCGAGGGTGGCGTTGCGCCAGGCGGCGTATTTTTCGGCTCTGACCCAAACAGTATTATGCGAGAGCACCCCGGGTGGAGGCTGGCGTCATGCGATGTTGATGAATCGGTTTCATGGGCTTTTTATCAGCAACGTCTGTCCGATGACTTTTGGAATGTGATTTTTCCACATCTCAGAGATTTTGAAAAGCGGACATGGAGCGATATTTTTATAAATGCGAAGAAGCATAATCACGCCATAGACGTGCGAACTCTGAATAAATGTGCAAGAGATAGGTTGTCCGATCTGCGGGTAGAGGCGGAAGCAATCTATTCTCTGAAGATAAGCGGGAAGGTAAGAATTTACGGCTACCTGCCCGGCTCGGTGTATAACATACTCTGGTACGACGATGACCACGGAGATAACGAAACCTGCGTGTGCCGCTCAATGAAAAAGCATACATGACTTAAAAAGGGCTGGCGTTTTTGCGCCAGTCCTTTAATTCTGCGGCGATTTTGCATTTGTACCAGCGCGCCGATGAAATTTCATCGGTGTTTTTTATTTTGTGCTTGACATATGGTCGTGCATAATATATAATTAAAGCACGACCAAAAGTGAGGTGATGAATTTGTCTGCAAAGACAGGTCGCCCGCCCAAAGGCAGCCAGACGAGAACCGGCAAAATTACAATCCGCATATCTGATTCCGAAGCGCAAATGATTCAAGAGTGCGCCGACAGAATGAAATCATCAAGAGCGGATGCAATTATAGCTGGCATTCGACTGCTGCGTAATGCGCTGAACGACAAAAAGTAAAGAGCTGCCCGCCTACCCCTACCAAGAGAAACGGACAGCTCCCACGCCAAAGTCCCGAAGAAACTCTGGTAAATTCATTCTATCAGGTTCTTTAGGACACGTCAAGAAAGGAATTTGATATGAAAGAGTTGCAAGTGAAAAATCATGGTGGAATTGAAGTTGTTGACAGCCGCGAAGTAGCTCAAAACGTGGATATGCGGCACGCGGATTTGCTTGAAAAGATCAACACCTACAGAGATTTTTTAACCAACGGAAAATTCCGTTCGTTGGATTTCTTCATCCCGTCTACCTATACAGACGGCAAGGGCGAAACTCGCCCGTGCTACCTCATCACCAAAAAAGGCTGCGACATGGTAGCAAACAAGATGACTGGAGAGAAGGGCGTACTGTTCACCGCTGCCTACGTCACGGCATTTGAGAAGATGCGCAGCGCCTTGACTGCGCCACCGCAGTTCAGCGGGCTTTCTCCCCAGCTGCAGGCGCTCATCAACCTTGAAATGCGCCAGAACGCGCAGGAAGCGCGGATGGATGCGATCGAGGAAGAAGCTGCGTCTACGCGGGATGTTATGCAAAAGACGATGGAGGTGTTCACCGCCCCCGCCGCAAGCCCGGATGACTGGACGTAGGCGATGAATCACCAGATCAACACGCTGGTGGAACGCTACGAGGCGAATCACCAGAAGTACCGCTCTGACCTCTACAAGGAGCTGGAATCTACTGCCGGTGTTGACCTCACTTTGCGGCAAACGCGGTTACGCAACCGCATGAAGAATGCTGGCGCGACGGTTTCGGAATGCAAGAGCGTGTCGAAGCTACAGGTCGTTGCCCGTGACCGCAAGCTGCGTCCGATCTTTGAGGGCATCGTCCGCCGCCGCGCCGCGATGTTATTATCATCCAGCGCGCCCGAAAAGGAGGTGCGCTGATATGACCGTGAAGGAAATTTTTGAAGCCTGTGAAAATGTGACCATCTGGACGATCTGCTACGACGACGGGGAGTTTCCGACCGACCTTTTCAATCCGATCATCCTCGATGCCATCGGAAACTACC